ATTTCCTAAATTTAATCAACCTATTTGGAGAGGGAGAGGTTGGCAGTGGATTGATCCTAAAAAAGAAGTTGAAGCGTTAAGAGTAGGCGTAGAGAATGGTTTTTTATCACATCAAGACGTTCAAGCAACTTATGGTCGTGATGTTGAAGATGTATTTAGTCAGATACAATCTGATAAGGAATTAGCAGAAAAATTTGGAATACAATTAGCTTTTGAACCTTTTGGATCAAAACAAATACAACAAAATGAACCTAAAGAGGTTGAAGAAGAAGAAGAAAAATAATAAATACTAATTATGGAAACAAAACATATTCAAAATGTAACTGAAACTGATAATTCAGTTACTATAACTTTCGAGAAAGATAATGACTCTAACAAAGAAGGGGACAGGAAAGTTCTTAATAGCAACTCATCTGTGGTGGGCCAAGAACAGAAAGACGAAATCACAAAACAAGAACAAAAAGAAATTAATAGTATATCCGAAAAAGAAAATAAAATGAAAACACAAAAATCAGACAAAGAAAAACTATATCGTGTATTTGGTTTTAATCAAAAAGAGATCAGCGAAGATAAGAGAACTGTTAATTTAGCGTTTTCTTCTGAAGAACCATACGATAGAAGTTTTGGAACAGAAATTTTAAGTCATAATCCACAAGATGTTGACTTTTCATTTATTGCAAGTGGGAAAGCACCATTATTGCTTAACCACGATTTAGAGAAGCAAATAGGAGTCATAGAAGAAGCTAAAATCAGCGATGCCGACAAGGTTGGTCGTGCAGTCGTTAGATTTGGTAGATCAAAACTAGCTGATGAGGTTTTTCGTGATGTCATAGATGGTATTCGCAGTAATGTGAGTGTTGGCTATGAAATAATGAAGATGGACAGAGTTAAAGACGATGATGAGGACGAGGAAAAGCCAACTTATCGTGTTAATTGGAAACCATTGGAAGCGTCTATTGTTTCCATACCAGCAGACACAACTGTTGGCGTAGGACGTAGTAGATATGATAATACAACCGATCAAGATAGTCATAAAGAAACTATTGAGGTCATAACAAGAGAAAAAACAATGGAAAAAGAAAAAGAAAATCCAAAAGTTGAAACTTCTCAAGTTAATGTTGAAGAACAAATCGCTAAAGCGAAGAAAAACGAAACAGCTAGAATTAAAGAAATTACTTCTTTAGGATCAAGACATAATTGTTCTGATTTAGCAAGTAAAGCAGTTAATGACGATGTTTCTATTTCTCAATTTAGAGGAATTGTTCTAAACAAACTTGGTGAAGCAAAACCTTTGGACAAGAAAGATGAAGTCGGACTTTCTAACAATGAATCACGAGATTATTCTATTGTCAAAGCTATCAAAGCGATGACAACTGGAAATTGGTCTGGTGCTGAACTTGAAAAAGAAGCGTCTGATGAAATCTCACGTAAGACTGGCAAAAGCCCTAAAGGAATCTTTATACCATCTGATTTAAGATGGAAAAGAGATTTGATTCAAGGAGCGGCTGGTGATGGTGGAAACTTGGTTGCAACTAACCTTTTAAGTGGTTCATTTATTGAAGCATTAAGAGCAAACATGGTTGTCAAACAAGCTGGTGCTTTATTTTTAAGCGGTCTAGTTGGTGAAGTTGCAATTCCAGCGCAAAATGCAGTTAACTCTGCGTCTTGGGTTGCGGAAAATGCGGCTGTAACAGAAGTCAATACGACTTACAGACAAGTTACAATGGCTCCCAAAACTTTGGGAACATTCACTGACATATCAAGACACTTAATGCACCAATCTACTCCAGCTATTGAAACTATCGTTAGAAATGACATTATAAGAACATTATCTAATGAAGTTGATAAAAAAGCTATTCAAGGTACTGGAACTAGTAACACTCCAACTGGAATTTTAAACACTTCAGGAATTGGTGCAGTTGCTATGGGTACGAATGGTGATCAAGGAACTTGGGCTAAAGTTGTTGAAACTTGGAAGGAAGTTGCTACTGACAATGCAAACGTAGGCGCATTGGCTTTCATAACTTCTCCACTCCAAATTTCTCGTTTTATGTCAATAGCTAAAGTCAGTTCATCTGACTCTGTTATGATTATGAACGATCAAGCTAAACTGATGGGGTACAATGTCTTTTCAACAACTAACTCTCCTGACAACCTAACTAAAGGAACAGCAAGTGGAACTTGTTCTGCTCTGACTTTTGGTAACTTTAATGATTTAATCATTGGAGAATGGGGAAGTCTGGATATATCTGTTGATCCTTATACTAATGCCGCTAAAGGTGGTACTAGAATAATTGGATTATATGATGTTGATGTTGCTGTTAGACACGCAGAAAGTTTTGCGGCAATTCAAGACTTAATTGCATAATTTTAATAATTAGCAGTTTACAAGATTAGGCGTGGCATTGACCACGCCTTTTCTTTTCTATACAAAGAATAATTATGAAAATAAAAATATTAAAGCAAACTTTTGTTAAAGGTGAATTTGCTGAAGCTGGTAAAGTTGTAGAAGCGTCTGAACAAGATGGTCATGTCTTGATTGGTGGTGGACACGCTATTGCTGTTGCTGAAGATATGAAGAAACCTGAAAATAAAGCTGTAAAAAAGAAAAGTATATTTTCACGCAAAAAAAAATAAAGGAGTCTGATTATGATGATGACTTATTTTAAACGCTGGTTTAAAATGGCAAAGAACAATCCAAAAGTATCTGCTGGTATTGTGATTGCAATTATCGTTTTATATACATTGATATTTTAATGAAATTGTCTTTTATCAAGTATGGTAAAAGAAAAATTAAAGTAGAATATGTATTATTAAAGGACTGTTTTGGTCTATACGATCCTAATTTACATACATTACAAATAGATAAAAGGTTGAAAGGTTTAAGGTTATTTAATACTTTATTCCATGAGATGTTTCATATAATTATGAATATGGAAAATATAAATGTAAATGAGAAAGGCGAAGAACCTATTGCTGTTGCAGTAGGTAATGGTTACGAAAAAATATTCATGGCCAATCCATCTTTATTTAGATTATTAACAAAATGTTTAAAAAAAGCAAATTAAAATGGCAATAGAATCAGATACAGAACGAGCAATATTCTTCGATACAGACGATTTTGCTAAATCAGCTACATTTGCTGATGTAAGTGCTGGTACGAGTTCAACAGTTAAAGGTATTTTCGATAAAGAATCAGTAGAACAAAGTGTAGGCGAAGCTGGTATTATAGAAGAAGTTCCAGTTTTTACTTGTAAATCAAGTGATGTTTCTGATGCTACTTTCAATGATACTTTTGTTATTGATACAGTTACTTATTATATTAAAGAGATATTTCCTGATGGAACAGGAGTAACAAGATTTACATTATCAGGATAATATGGCCCACGTTAGAAAATCAATTAGAGAACACGTAGTTACAACAGTTACAAGTTTATCTACAACTGGTTCAAATGTTTATGAAACAAGATACTTTCCTTTACAGACTGGGAATCTTCCAGCTTTAATTGTTTATACTTTAGATGAAACAGTTGAAGATTATACCATAGGACAAAATACACGAACTCAATTCAGATCATTAAATTTAATTATCGAAGCACATTGTAGAGGTACAGCTAACATAGATGATACGCTTGATACGATTGCAGAAGAAGTTGAAGAAGCGATGGTAACTGATATTTCACGTGGCGGACACGCTAAAGATACAAAATTAGTTTCAACTGATATTGAATTTGATACTGCTAGTCAAAAGACAGGATTGATGAGGTTGACCTATTTAATTTCTTATAATACTGTCGAAAATGCAGTACAAACTGGAGTATAATTATGGCAAGTAATATTATTTTATTAAGATCGTCTAAAGGAGATTCAACTATTTCTGTTTCAAAGGATATGGAAGAATATTATTTGAAAATGGGCTACACAAAGGTCAACGATGCTGTTAAAAAACCTACAAGTACGTTTAGCAATAAAGCTAAATTAAAAACAAAAGAGGATAAATAATGGCAACACACACAGGAAGTTCAGGTTTAGTTAAAGTTGGAACTAATACTATTGCTGAAGTAAGAAGTTTTACTTTAGATACAACAGCAGAGTTATTAGAAGATACTACACTTACTGATACTTCCAAAACTTTCCAAGTTGGCAAAAAGGGTGCAACTGCATCTGTTGAGTGTTTCTGGGACGAAACAGACACTAATGGACAGATAGCAATAGCGGAAGGTAGTCAAGTTACTCTTTATTTATATCCAGAGGGTGCAGATTCAGGAGATTATTATTTTGGCGGTACGTGGTTAGTTACTGCTAATTCTGTTTCAACACCAACTGATGGTATGATTGAAGGAACTTTTTCAGCTACTTTAACTGGTGCTTTAACTAGGGGAACTGTTTAATTAATTTGACTATTTAGTGTTATTTATATATTTACTCTGTCTATGAGTGATATACTTGAATCTGCTAGAGAACATTTTAACAAAAAAGATATAAAAAGAATTGAGATACCAGAATGGGAAACCAAAGATGGAAAACCATTTGTTATCTACGCTAAACCTTTAACTTTAGCAGAAAAAAGAAGATTAACTCGTGATACAAAACCTGACGATGTTACTTTATTTGCTAATGTTTTAATTTTAAAAGCTGAAGATGATAAAGGTAATAAAATATTTAAGATAGACGATAAACATTCTCTATTACATTCTTCTGATCCTGATGTAGTGATGCGTATTGCCAATCAGATATTGGACGTAATCCCAGTTGAAGACTGGGAAAAAAAAAATCAGGACTGATAACGAACTTCTAAACATTCTCCATCTCGCCAAAGACCTCAACTTGAAACTATCTGATATTATGGATATGAGTGTTGATGAGTTTAATTTATGGTGTGCGTTTTATAATAAACTAAACAAAGACGCTAAATTAAAAAGATAATGGCAAAAAATAGATTACAATTTGATATTAACGCAAAGGATAAAACCAAACGAGCATTTGGTACATTAAAACGTGGACTCAAAGGCGTAAGTAAAGCTATCTTTAGTATGAAGACAGGACTAGCGGCTGTTGCTGGTGTAGCTGGTTTAGGTTTATTAATTAGAAATTCATTAAACAGTATAGATAAGATTGGAAAGTTATCACGTCAATTATTTATTTCAACAGAAGATTTAGGTGCATTTAGATTAGCGGCAGAACTAGGTGGAACGACATTAGAAGCATTTGCTAAAGGTACAAGAACATTAGCAGTTGGTATTAATGACTTTTTAGTTAAAGGAACTGGTATTGCTAAAGAAGCATTTGAACAATTAAATATTTCAGAAGAAGATTTAAGAGCAACTGGTAACGATCTTTTTAAACAATTTGAATTAGTTGCTGATGGACTTAAAAATTTGGAAGATGGCACGAATAAAACTGCTATCGCTTATAAACTATTTGGTGGAAGAAATATTGAACTCTTAACTGCTATTGAAAATGGTACAATGGGAATGGCAGAGATGAGAATTGAAGCTGAACGACTAGGATTAGTAATGGATAGTAAACTAATTGGTATGGTTGAAGCGGCAAACGATTCAATGTCAAGAAGTAAATTAGCACTCGTTGGATTAACTCATCAATTTTCTGCGGCACTTGCACCATCAATATTACAAGCGTCTGACGCAATAAGAAATAAATTTTTATATTGGATAGAAAGAACTCACG